CTCTGTTCTTGATAATGACTGTTTTAATACTACCATCAACAGCATTATCTCTGACAGCAGCATTTTCAGTGCTAGTTTCCCAATCTAAGGGAACGGGCATAAAGTCTGTAGAGTCAAACTTAATTAACTCTGATGGTTTAATCGTATAGAGATATTTCCAAATATATCCATCTCCACTAGTTCCAGCAGCTCTTGGTTCTAAATCAGTAAAAGTTGGTTCATCAAGAGATGGTCTACCATCTGGATTTTCTGGATTCTCTCCATTATCCAAGCAGATATAAACTCGATAGTCGCTATTGACAATAAAGTAATTTGCAGAATATAAGGCAGTTCCACTAGCATTTGCTGGAACGTTAGTGATACTATAGTCATGTCTATAGTAATCATATGTTGTTCCTGAAGACCAATTTAGTTTTCTTACTACCTGTTTTATATCTTCACTCGTTATCTTCTTCATTGCGATGGTTGTGTCCCAAACATCGTTCAATGAACTAAAATTATCAGTTGGCCCAGGGGGATCATCATCCCAATCTGACTGAATACTTGTAGGATTAGGTAATCCGACAAATGCATAATAAGAATTATCAGATGTCGTCACACCCGCTACAAAATTCTTTGCATTCAATATTCTGATCTGATCAGTTATAATTGCAGCCATTTTAGTAGATTTTTCTTTATTTAGTAGGAATTACGTAGAGTAACTTTTAACTTTTAAGGATTTTTCTCTGTTGACAACAGGTCCAGTCTCAATACCAGTAATACCATTGGAAGTATTTACTGTATATGCTTGATTTTTGTTTCTATCAGTAAGTATCAGTTTACCCCAACTATATTCACCATAGAAACTGCTAGCCGCCAAACCAGTTAATCCATTCAAACTATTTACACTCACAACAACTTGAGTTACTGTAGTTGAACCAAATCCTGGAGTGTCTGTTGTAACACCAGTGGTGACATGAGCAACTCTAAAGACCCCATCAATATATGTCGTTCCAACACCAACAACTCCGTTGCTGGCATCTAGAGATGTTAAACCATGACCAACATTTGAATTTCTAATCGTAAAGAGGTCACCTGTAGTAATTCCACTAGCAGTAATCGCAGATGGTTGAGTAATGGCGGAATCTCTGAGGAATGAATCAACTGGAATAACAAGATCAAGTACAAGACCTGTTACAGCAACTCCTGCAAGTGAAGTTGTTCCGATACCAGTAATGATACCAAAGTCTCCAGAATAAGAATCAATCGTGTTTGTTTCAGTCAAGAAAGTTGGAGGTCCAATAAGAACAAGAGGATGCGTTGTTTGTGCATATCCAACCCCACCAGTATCAACAGAAATAGAAGTTACTGTTCCATTAGAAATTGTTGCAGTGGCTGTTGCTCTTTGTGTTGTTCCCAATCCAACTGGATTTTGAATAGAAACGAGAGGAGCACTAGTGTAACCCTTACCACCCTCAGAAATAACAATCGAGGTTACCGTAGTTCCAACTCCTACAACTGCAGTCGCTGCAGCAGCAACTTTTTCCGACTTGTCGATAATTATAATATCTTTTTGGAAGTCGGTGCTGACTTTATTTTCATTCTTAGCGTTAAAGAATGGTCTCACATTATCAACATTAACGATTGTTGAACCAATACCAACAGACTTGAGGAGATATGTTGTTGGGAAAATATTAGCATTGTAAAGTTCTCTATTCTTACTAATTTCCTTACCACCAACAACTCTGTCTTCAGTTTGTCTGCACCATTTAACTGGTCTAGTCATTCTAGTGTTACCACTTAAACCACGTCCATCATATGGATTGGTATCAACAGAACTTGTGGAAGTAACTTCACTAACTGTGCGAGTTTCCTCTTGTAAGAACTTAGTTTGATTGAGATTAAGTGGAGTTTGTTTTAGATCACGATCATATCCAATTGTCAGATCATCACCGACTTTAACAGTTGCAATAATGTCTCTGTCAACAACATCAGCACCACCAGTTCCCCTATAGAATATAACTTTAAGCAAATCTCCAACTTTAGGAGCTTCCTCAAAAGTTATATTACTACCACCTTCAAAGAAATAAGATTCACCCGGAACTTGTAAAATATCATTAACAAAAATAAGCAGAGTGTCTTGAACTTTTACCAGAGATCCTGGCAGAGCTTGAATAGAGAATGAATTTCCATCTAAAGTTAATGGGAATGTTTTTCTAAATCCATTAAAGAGGTTTGAGAAATTATCAAGAACTTGAAGTTGACCAATAGACCAAGCTGTAAATATATCACCATCAGTCTCTTGAATAGTAATTTTAAATTCTTCAAAATTGGAGGAAGACGTGGTTGGGATGCCTGTTGCTCCGCCAGTTGGAAGTGTTAGTATTTGATTAACACCATAACCATATCCTGTGTTGGAGATGCTAAATTCAATTACACTAGATCCCTGACCAACTACAACGTCAATCTTTGCTTGTGCTCCACCAGTTCCTGGAGAATCTGAAGAGTAAGAAAGTGGGATATTGTCATAATTCAAAGGTGCGTCAAAGACCACATATGGTGGATTTGTGGTTGTGTAACCAGTACCAGGGTTAGTAATTGCAACGCTAACAATATGGCCACCACTTATTGCAGCCGTTCCAATGAATTCAATATTCGCTGTTCCAGTTGAAGATGTTCCAACACCAACATTTACTGTTTGAATTCCACTTCGGTATCCAGAACCAGTATTTCCGATTGATATTGATGTAATTGTTCCAGCAGCGGAAACAATAGCCGTTCCTCCTGCAGATACAAGTGGTTGATAACCAAATCCTGCAGAAGAACCAACAGAAACAATAACACCACCCACAGGGATGTTTGCATTATTAACATCATAAGAAACAGAACTTGCAGTTCCAGTAAATCTTATGGAAGAAATTCCACTAGATTCCGTAAGAGTATAATCTCCATTATTTCCTGGTAACTGGAATATGCTATTAATCAATAACACAGCATTGTTTGTAGATATACCTGTTACATTAGTTCCGTTACTTACAGTTAGATTAAAGTCTTTATCTTGACCAGTAAATTGCTGCGAAATATCATCATAAAGGTAATTATCAGCATAAGTTTCATTAGAACTTGCAACTACACCTGATCTTGTAAAAACTCTTCCATTGAAACTTGCAGATGTTGTTATACCAATGAAATCTCTTTCAGATGGTGGGTTAGTTACAGTTCCAATTGGATTTTTACCATTTGGTGCCTCAATAAAGTTGATATAGTTATCAACAATATTATAATTACCTCTAATTTTAGTAACTAAGGCACCGGATGAATGTGCAGCAATATTGGTTCCCATCCAACCTCTTTGGACTTTAATTCCATTTGTTGTACCAATACCAACACCCAGAATCTTCATGATTTCACCAGTGTCTGCAGCTCCAACCCTCACATAATCTGCACCAAAGAATGAAGTAATGCCACTAAATGTCATTATGTCTTCTAAAACAGTAACAGATTTTGCCAACGAAGTGGTTACTGAAGTTCCAGCAACTGGGGACTGAATAACATTGTCAATCGAAATAAGAACCTTTTGATTTTGATTCTTAGCAGTAAAACTATGAGAGGTTCCAACACCAACGCTAGTCAGATCCAAAGGAACTGCAATTCTCTTGAGAGCGTCCTCTGCAGATCTTGCTAACTTGATTTTATTGTCACTTTGCTTGATGACAAATACAGATGATGGTAATTGAGTTGTAGATCCAACACCAACAAATGTTGTTCTTGCAATACCAATTGCATGGGTCCCGATTCCAGTGGAAGGAGCATATACTAATTCTTCACCAGTAACAAAGAAGTGATTCGGAATCGTAAGAGTGTTTTCAGACAGATCAACGATATTTGTAGAAGAACCATCGATATTTCTTCTAAAAATATCTAACGAATTGTGCTGTAAGTTAAACTGTCTCTTAATGGTGGTCAAAGTTCCTTCATACAGACTAAATCCGTTTTCAATACTGGCATTTTCACCAAATGTAATTTCAGATTCTCCACCTGCAGCTCTACCACCAGGAGTTACCGAAGTATTTTCTTCAGGTCTCAATGCGGTCATAATAGTTTTGACTTCAACATCCGCATTTGCATCAGGTGTAAACGTAACCTCAGTATAATTAGATCCATCATCAGCTCTTCTTGCACTGACTGTACCGAGTCCAGCAAAAGCACCAGATCCAACTTGTACGTTTCCATATTCAATGAGTTGAACATCTTCTGGATTTTCATCGTTGTAATCATCAATAACAATCACCTCAGAGACTTCATATCTTCCATTTGTGGTATCAGAAACTTGAATAAAGCAATATGCAGCATCATATGTGTCACTATAACTTGCAATACCAACTTCAACAGGTGCTGATGTAGAACCTATGCTGGTTGTTTTTGCTTCAATAGAACTAAATGATAATTCATACGTACCAATACCAGTGTAATTCTCTGTGCCGAGACCAATTGCCAATGTATTGACACTCACTGTGCTTATACCAGCATCTGGTGTATAAGTTAAATTTAAAGTGTTATCTGAATCAATTGTAGCCTCATATGTGCCAATATTACTTCCAGTAGAGAATGAATCACGAGAGTGAATTGTCAACTGACCATATTCCATGACATTAACATTTGTACCATCATGAATCACAGTAACTTCGTCGTATTCGACACTACCATCACTACCCTGTGCAGTGACAAAAACTTTTGCTGATCTGGTTCCAGCGATCGTGGTTCCGATTCCCGCCATAACTGCAATATTTTCTGTCGCACCACCAGCAATTTCAACAGAAGACGATGCGATGCTAACCAGACCACCAATAAGGTCTGTAGATTCGCCAATTACTGCACCACCAGAAGAAACTGTATCCGTTGTAAATCCTAAAGTACTAGAATCAAGATTGAAACTGAAAACAATTACATTATAATTGTTTAGTTCAAACTTATTAGGATAATAACGAAGAACGCTATCAGCACCATCAATAACGTAATCAAAAGATCCCAGATCAAGTACAGTATCTACATCACCATACTGGTTAAGCATAGATAATCCTCGACCAGAGTCATGAAGACCGTTAATTACTGAGATCTGTCTTTCTCCAGTATAGAGTCTATCCTGCACATAGGCGATAAATCTTTGAGCTCTACCATCAGACAACCTTTGCCTAAAGACATCGTTATATGGAGTAGATCTTGGGTTGTTGTTAAAGGTGTCACTAAAATCATCAATAGTTAGAACTCTGTTACCAACCGACTCAGCAAAATCGGTTAAGAGTCTGCTGGAAAAATTAATTTCATCGGAATAATTTCTGGAACTACCTGTTAAGAAATTTTCAGAAACAAGATCAAAGTTATCTACACAATTCAGACTTTCTGATCCAATAAGATCAATGACTCTAGTTACTTCTTGATCTGGAACAGGTTTTAGTGTTGTTGAAGACTCTACTGGTAATGCAGATTCAACTTGCAGATTTCCATATTTTCTAAATCCAGCTGCATGGTTGATTGTAGATACCACATCTTTCCAATCATCAAATTCAACTTTTGATTTGATTGAATATGAGAAGCTTTGATAGTATTCATTGTCATGGATTTTTTGAGACTCTTTATTCAAGAATCCCTTTTCATATTCCCAACCATTATCAACAATAGAGAAATAATCTAACTTATAATCAGTTTCAAAGGAAACTTTTTCAGTAATTACTCCTTTGCTACCGGTTTGTTGTGAGGTAACAGTTTCACCAACTTCAAAATCATTAGCACTTTCTATAACCAAATATTTGCTGTCAACATCCCATTCAAAGACCTCAGCAGTATCACCCCCATCATTCGTGATATCTTCACCTTTTTGGAAAATATTTGTTTTAAGTGTAGATACAAATTGAGGGAAATCTCTTTCTCTAACCAAAATTCCAGTGGAATTGGCAGCGTCAAAAACACCAGGTTCTCCTTCTCCAGCATTCAGATAGTCAGACAAACTAAATGTTACAACACCAACTGAACTTAGATTTTGGAATACTTCGGTAATTTCAAATCTTGCATAATCATAATTTTCAGAATTAAATCCAAGTCCAGTAGAACCAACACCAACACTAGTTCCTTCAACCAAGACCTTATCACCAACCTCAAGTGGGAAAGTATCATTTGTACTAAACGCATCTTTAAGGGTTACTGTTACCTCTTGATTTGCAGAATCATAAACAAAATTCTTAGCTCTAATGCCGTTTGGATTTCCAACAGGAACAATAGTAGGTTCAGTGTTAGACAGAGAGTTGGTATTTTCTAAAATATCAACGGTATCTTGTCCAAGAACATATTTAAGTTTAACATCAGTAATTGTTTTCTTAGTTCTACCATCAACAACAACCAAGCTTGGTGCAGTGTTATATCCTCTTCCAAAAGATGTAACTCCAATTGATTCAAATCCAGTCAAAGGATCGATCTTAAGAGTTTGTGGGAAGTTTGCTGTAGGTCTTAAAGTTAAATCAGATGGATAATCAAATCCAATATTCTCTACAGTCAGTTTTTCAACTTTTCCAATTGTCGTGCTCGCTGGTTCAAGTATTGCACCAGATCCTAAATCTGTTCTAATAGTTGTGATTCCAGGAACCTCAGTATAACCAGCACCCTTGTCAGTTAACTTGACTTCAGTAATTGAACCATATGCCGTTGTTGATTTAGTATCAAACGACATGACAGCAGTTGCAGAAGTATATGAAGATGCTTCTGGAACAGAGTTGATATCATATTTAAAAGTATTTTCTGAGTTTACAACCGCACTATGATCTCCACTGTAAACACTATTTTGCACTAATAATGCAGAATCATTCTCTAAAGTATTATCTACAACAATCTCTCTGTTTACAACTGGATTATTGAGATCCAAAATGGGATCTAACTTGTAATACAGGACACTAGGTGTATTTTGTTTTGTCCTTAAGGTAACTTTTGCGTCGGAAGTAACTCCAATAGTTCCAGTTTTCGTTACATCAAACTTACCATCGTCATTGACAGATCCTGCACTTAAATACTCTTGTTCAAAATTACTATCATAGTAAAATTTTAAATCAAATGCAGCGTAACTAGTTGCATTCTGAGTGTAAGACAATGAAGAGTCTGACAAATCAAAATTAACAATAGAGTTTTTATAAAGTTTGATTGGAGGATTGACTGGGAAAATTTCTCCGTTAGATGCAGATATAATTCCAACAAAATTTGGGAGAGACTTAGTAGTTTGGAATTTATCCGAGGTCAATCTAATATTATCTTTGTCAACTACATATGCAAAATACTCTTTGTCTGTCTCTAATCCGTCAGCAGGATTATCAGAAATGTGTATTACCTTTTGGCCTGTTACAAGACCGTGGTCAGACAAGAAAATAGAATTTGGTATATCAGCACTTCCTGTAGCAACGCTGGTAGTAATTCCTCCACTAGTAAAAGCTAATCCTGTGGAAATTGCTTTTCTATTTGCCTTATTATAAAGAAGGCTCTTAGTTACTGTATTTCTAAGATTTACATTAATAGAAACAATATCACCATTAGTCAAACCATGACTACCTGCTGCTGAAACTGTTACTGCATTTTTCTCAACAGTTCCTCTTATGACTCCAGGATAAACAGTTTTTAGACTGTGATAAACACCCGTTCCAATTCCAAGGAAGAATACAAGACCTTGATGTGACGTTGATGAAGCAGAACCAACAAACTTTCCAAGAGTGCCAAGACCAACTTTAACCGTTGACAATCCAATAAAGTCAACACCCAATTTAGCAACAAATAATTCTGAGTGCGATGATAACAAGGTGGTGTTGGGGTTTGTTACTCCATTACCAACAACGGGATGAGTTGCGATACCAATTGAAGATCCAGTATTGGTTTGATAAGTTACTACATCTCCAGTTTCCAATCCATGATTTGGGAAATATATTGCTTGAGTGGGAACAAATATTTGAGTCGCACCAGCACCTGGGTTTACAATTCCTAAGGTTGTACCGATTCCTACACCTGTAGTTCCACTTTGAGCAAGACCAACCGCTTCTGCAGGATTAAAATAATACTCTGAATTGATTTTATTGGTGAAGGCGGTGTTTACTCCAGAAGCAGAGAAGAAAAGTTTTCTAGGCAGATCTTCTACAACCGTTGTAGATGTATGTGAGGTTCCAGTTGTAGAGTTTTCTTGTCTTAGAACTCGTAATCTAGAAGAAATTCTATCAACATTAAGAATACGAACATTTTCATTACCAACTTTGAAAATATCATTTTCCTTGATATTTAAATTGCCAATGACAGAGAAGTAAGTTACGATTCCAGTAGCACCAATGTTATCAACTGCTTTTGAAAGTGATAACTTAGTTGTACTGACACCAACCTTAATTGATGTATCCAGTAATGAAGAACTTGTAGTTATTCCTGTTATCTGAACAATATCATTATTGTCAAGACCATGAGAAACTGTGCTTATACCTAGGAAAGAGTCTCCACTGGCAGCATAAAATTCAACATTCCTCAAATTGGTTGTTACCGCACTTATTGTCGAAATTCCAGGGCCTGCAACCTTCGTTACTCTTGCATTAGCAACAAAACTACTATCAATTTCTTTATTAAAAATAACTTTGTCGTTGACTCTATAATTTTGACCACCTGTCAAAATACCTAAAGAGTCAACAGAACCTTTTTTGACAAAATTGATAACCGAATCTTGATCTATGTCTTTATAAGAAGTTTTTGTGTAAACATATCCACTATTTTGATTAGAAATAGAATATGGATAAGTATTTCTAATCCAAGTGGTTTTATTTAAGTCAATTTCATCTTGATTCGACTGTTTTTGAGTATTAAATGGATTTGGTTTTGAATTAAAGTTTTTACCAATCAAATACGGGAATACTGGTTTTTTGAAATTCTTAAATACACCATCAGATGATGGAACGGATTCAAAAGTTGCGAAGTATGCATAAGTTCCATTTGGATATTCTGGAGTTACACAAAATCTTCCATTATTTTCGTCAAGATAAGAATCATCATCATAATCTAAGAAAAGAAAGTCTTCAACAAAGAATTCAGGTGGGAACTCACTTGTGGGAGGTCTTCCTGTTTTTAAGTTTGTAGTATATCCAGATTTTAATTGTACAATAGAACCACCCGATACTTCTGCAAATCCAAAAGGACCGTAAATTGGGTGACCATCATAAGCCCATCCAATAATTGGAGAGTGTGCATCAATATTTGCTTCAGTGTTATTTGACAATGTTAAATCTTTCTTGCCAAACAAGACTGTACCATCTGAATCTGATGCGTATAAAATTTTTCTAAGTTCTCTTGGTGCGTAAGTATAAGAGCATTGAAGTCCTAAATCTTTGTTTGTTGGAGTAGATATAGTAACGTCATCTGATTTTACATTCGCAAGATTTTTTCTAAATGAGTTGACTCTCCAAGATTTAATATTTGTTTTAAAGGTTGCAAATTTTCCAGATTTAATTACATCAAAAGAAGTTGTTGAAGAACCATATCCGGTCCCAGATTTAGTAACGTTAACAGATATGATTTTACCAGTTGAATCAGTTTCAGCAACAACTTCAGCACCTGTACCAATTCCAGTAATTTTTATCTCTGGTGTTGAATTATAATCCGTTCCACCGGCACTAACGATGGTATCTACTATTCTTCCATTAACAATAATAGGTGATATTACAGCTCCTCTACCTGTGTTTAGGTCAATTAAAGGGGATCTTTCAAAATTCAATATGTCAGAGGAACCATAACCTACACCATCGTTAGATAAGTGTATGGATGTTACGGACCCTCTAATTATTGGTTTAAGAACCGCATCAAAGGTTTTTCCTTCAATAGAGGATATTCCAATTCTACCTTCTATGGTGACAGTAATATCCTGATAGTTGAAAATGTGAGTTCCTACACCAATAGAACTGAAATTCTGATATTGCTTTGTATTGTAGAAGAAGTCAGATTGAGTTGTTCCTACACCAACAGCAGATAATTTAAATTGATCATTATTTAACTTAGTAACATAATATTCTGAGGAATTTGTCAATCCACCCACAACCGTTCCATCTACGGTGTATTTTAAAATCTCTCCACTTTCATAACCATGATCTTTAATGTTAACGAGATTTAAAGACGTATCAATTCCAGATGCAACGCATGATGTCTTTTTATTTTGATATCCAGATCCAGGGTTTGTTACAACAACAGTTTTTATGATAGACTTGCCATTATAAGAATTTAAAGACTGAATTCCTTCACCGAAATCAGTAAACGTAATAGTGCTCAATCCGACAGAAGCGTCATCGACATTTTTATGAAGTGTGATTGTATAATTGTCCTTTACATTCACATAGTATGATGAGTCAGAGGCTAAACCAACCAATGCCTTTTTACCAAAGGTCTGGTATACAACTCTCTCACCTGTTCTAAACTTGTGAGATGTGGTAAATCCAATTGTAGATGTATCGACTCCAATCCTTGCCGATCCTATTCCAGAAGCATCAAAGGAAACTTCATGAGGGACAGTTGTTAACTTTGCTTCTGCAGTCGCCCCACTACCATTACCACCACTGATTTTAACTATGGGTGTATCTAAGTAATCAAACCCACTATCAAAAACTTTTATTTCTTTTACACTTCCCTCTACATGACAGAATCCTGTAGCCGCAGATCCAACAGAATCTGTGATTCCTAAAGCAGGTGGATTAATTACATCATAATTCTCGCCACCATTGGTAACTTGAATAGATTCTATAGGACCATAGTAGCAATAATCGTCAGACTTATAATTTAAAACTTCTACACCATTAATTAAAATTCCAGTGTATCCAGATTGAGTTTCATGAACCTTTCCATCGGTTTCTGGATGCTTGATTTCTCTAAGTATCTTCTGGGCTTTTATCTTTTCATTGTAGTACTCAAGTTTTTGAATGTTGTTTTGAGAAATAGTTACAGTGTCTAATCCCCCACCAACAACTTTGACAAAAATACCGTTGTAGATATTGGATCTACTTTTTGCTAATTTTACTGTATTTGCATCTACTCTTTTTACAAAATAAATTCCTTCAGGGAATAATTCACTTACAACATAACTTTGTTGAACTGTTTGGCCTCCAGTGTTTACTCTATTAAACGTTACCTTTTCTGGTTCATAATAAACAGCATCGCCAGTATAGAAATTATGATCAACACCGTCTGTAATTTTTATCTCTTCACTATCAGATACGAATTCGCCACTAAAGACGTATTGCTCAATATTTGGGTTTAACTTAACATCAGCATTTGATGGCAGTGATGTTGAAGATACTAAAACCTTAGACGAATTTGGATCATCAATAATGATGTCATGAGGGGTTGAAGTGTGCTTTGCTCCAACCATTCTAACACCAGTTTCTGGATGCTCATGATATGGACCATAATAGGTTTTACCATTAACCGTGCCAAGATCTGGTTTTAAATATACATTCTGAACATTAGCAGTTAAAATATTTAAATCTGGATGAAGATCAGAATCAATCTTAGTAATTTTTTTAGTTACTTTCTTAATATCACTAGTGTTAGTGATTCCAGTTCCTCTAAAAATACAAGCAGTTTTACTGAATATATCAGTAACCACAAAGTCAGTTGCCAAGGTAGTGGCAAATTTATCAGTTAAATTTAATTTATCTCCTATTCTTAAAATATGCGGATCTTTTGTTTCAAGTCGATATGTGCTATTAGTAGCATCAACTAATGTCAAAGATTTCACATCATAGAATTGAGCTGTGTTAAAAATCCAATTATTAGATTTAATATCTTTTGCAACTTTTCCTAAAGATTTAATTTTTACCTTAGATCCTTTTTTCTGATAGTATGTTTGAGGGGGTATTTTGACATCATTCAAAACAGATCTAATTTTTACACGAATACCATCTACAACATCATCGTCAGATGTGTATGCATAAGTGTTTTGATCTATAAAAGATCCATCAGAAATATCATTGGTTATACCAGTGGTATTAATTCCTAAAAATTGAGTATTAGTTTTTTCTGAATATGTACAAACTCCAACTGTTCCGTTTTTATAGTTAAATGATAATGTTCCTGATTTTGGAAATCCAACGGTAGAATCAACATCCAAATATGATTGACCAACTCCAACATTTCCTATAATATAAGTTTTTGCATGTGAGGAAAAATTACCGTAAAGGAGTTCCGTAGATCCATCATTTTGATTTAAGGAACCATCAATGCTAATTTTGTAGTATGTTGAATCAGTACTGACTCCAGAGAATATTTTTTCAACATGAGAGACTGGAGCATAGGCTTTTTCAATATTTTCAAAGGTGTCCTGAAATAAAGTTCTATTCAATAACTCAGTTGGGTCACCAATAAGTGGTTCAACAATTAAATCTCTACTTTTTCTAAAATTAGCATTTGATGGGCTAATAACATAGTCAATAGGACGAATTATTTCTGCATTTTCACCATATAATGCTTTGAATAAAATTTTAAAGGATTCGTCAGTTCCTCTAGATGAATAAAAATCCTTTGAATTCCTTATAAATTGGACTTGATCAAGTTCGGAATATAAATCTTTCTCCTCAAGACCACTTAAAAGTTGAACTTTAATTTTTTTAAGAAATTCTTCTAAAAATAAAACACTTAAGTTTTCTACAACAGTTCCTACCTCATGAATATCAGATTCTGTTGCAGAAAAAACTAAATTCTCTGGATCATCACTATTTTCAAAAGAGGTTACTCCACTAAAACCCCTAGTGCAACCTATGAATCTAATATCCGCTTTACTCTTATAAAAGATAATTTCATCTTCAATTTTAATTAAACCATTTGTATCAGGAAATCCATCAGTATTCTGGACGTATATATCTCCACTTCTAAATGCATCAAGGTTATATGTAAGAGTTGTTGATTTTACAACATTCCCATTTGAGATTAATTTAATGTAAGAATCAATATTTTGAATCAAATCAAGTGATCCACCCTGATATTCTTGACCAGAGTAGTATTGAGATAAAAACTCACCAATTAAAGGAAAGTCCTCTTTTACATAAGAGGGTAATTGGCTCTTAACGACTTGACTAAGTTGTACTCTTTTTTCTGTCATTTTGTTTTTATCTTACTATGCTTCCGTTGGTATAACTGGGGCTGACGGTATAATTTGAACCTGATGGATCTGAACCAGAACTAATTTGATCAACAATCATTTCAACAGAACTCGTATCAAGTTGCAAATAAAGATCTTGAAGACCGATAATATCATTTGATATAGGAGTTGCTGATATTTCTAAGACCTGTTGACTGTCTTTAGTTTTTCCAGAAGTAATTTTGATTGGATTTAGTGTAATACGACCGGTTTCATAATTAACACTACCAACATTTCTTCTTCTTAGAATAGGTGTTACTGAATCAGGGGTTGCAAGAGAGAATAAATTGATTGTTCCTGTCTTTTTGTCTGAATTGGGTAGATCACTAAGATAAACATCTTCTGTAATATCTATCACCTTAAAAGAAGAGGATTTTATGTTGTAACCATTCATGGACTCAACAAAGAATGGGTTTCCAAAGTCGATTGCATATTCAGCAAAGGTATCAAGTGCCAACCTCAAGTCTCTTCTGATTTGAAGGGTTGTAATATTGGATGTTACTGATGCATGACTTTGATCAATAGTCTTTAAAAATTGACTATATTTAAATCTTGCGCCATATCTATTTAATTCAGATGATTCAGAGTACTTTGTGATATTATCTTGAATTTTAGAAGCAACAAAACTCGCATTTGGTGCTAAATTTGTATTATAGTACACTTTACTGTTGGTTTCGACGTAAAGATACTTGAGATCTAGAATTTCGGGCACAATTCCAGCAACGGAGTATTTTCTAAGATCTCTTTTTATATTTTCTTTGATGGAATTGGGAATAAAGTCGCCATTTCTTGGTTTTATGCTAATAAAGACTTTTCCGTATTGTGGTGGAATCAAATCTTCGCCACCATAGACCGAAATAGACTCAGCTTCAGGATAAATTTTGTTTGGAATCAAAATTTCATAATCATTAGCAGTCAATGCCCTATTTTGAGTGGCATAAATCTGCGGTGCGTACTTTTTAACCGAATCTACGCTTTCAATCGGTTCTCCGCCACTTGATGGTAGTGTAGAACCAATTAAAGATATCCCGCTAGTGATATTATATTCAGTGCTTCCCTTTGTATATGCTAATCTACCACTAAAAGCAAAACTGCTGACGCCATTAGCAGATTCTCCTGAAGTTCTAACGTAAGAAACCTCTACAACATTACCATCTTCGAGTTTTTTACCAAAAACGCCATCACCAAAGATGATTTCATACTGTTCATCTTCAATTTCCTGAATATAATAGATTCTTGAGTTTCCGTTAATCGCAGAACCTGTTCCTGAATCAAAAAGATTGTCTTGGCGAGAATATTTAAGACTTACCGAAGAAGATGCTGATGGCTTAACACTAACCATCAGGGTATCAAGGTCAATTCCGTTGTTTGAAAGAATAAATCTTTGATCTTTGTCTCTACTATTTGATGTAAATGTTTGAGAGACTACTGTTCCTTCGTAAATCTCCAATTCATCAAAAGAAGCAATACCGTCAACAACATTAACCGTCTTATCTGCAGTGATTCCAAAGACAAATGATTGTTGATTGAATTGCCCACCTGTGCTCGCTACAGGCCCTTTCTTTAAAACAACTGTTGCTGGTGCAGGACTGATATTTGATACATCTACAAAGAAATTAATCGAAGCTCTAGATGATTTCTTAGACCTTGGTACGTATCCTATATTCCTTGCCAGCGCCACGACGTTCTCCCTCAAGGTGGCGCTATCGATGAATACCTCATTAGATACCATATTGGCATTATAAGAGGTAATGTAGGTGTTATATGCTAATACGTCGATAATCGTTGACAGATTAGACCCCTCAAAGTCATAATCAGTAAAATCTGAATTAGACCTTAGATAATCAATAAGAGTGGTTTTAATCTGGTCAAAATCCAGATTTGAAAAATTTAAAAGAGGCATTTATCTTGTCGGTAATAATACAAACTCTAGCTGCTGTGGTGGAATATCCGCTCCAACAATACGATATTTGATTTTTGCATCAAGAGAGTTGCCATCGAAGTCAGGAGTGACCTCAACATCAATCAATGAAACTCTAGGTTCATAATTATTGATTGCAGTTTCGATTTCATCACGAATTGCAAGAGCGGTTACTTCATCAAGATTCTCAAAAAGTAGTTTTGAGACATTAGAACCGAAGTCTGGATTAAAAAACTTCTCTCCAGGTGACGTTAAAATGATATTACGGACAGAACGGGCAATCGCATTTGCATTTTTAAGCGCAACAAGATCATTGTTTAAGGGATTAACCTTAAAACTCATACTTACATCTTTAAATGACTGACTTACCCTTTCTAAAGGCACTAGAATCTAGCAATTATGAGTTATTTATTCACTAAAATTCGGTTAATACTGTAGGCTCTGTACCATAATCCCAGTCATCATAGTCATCATCATTGCGAATCTTCTCATGAATCTCTTTTTGCACCTTAAAATTGTGTTTTTTAGGTGTTAGGTCATCATTTGCGATCTCACGAAGCATTTTTTGGTGCTGATCGTTACCTAAATTGTCTAAAAAGTCGTTATTCGGAGTCATTTTCCTCTTTTTCGGGTGAATTTTCACGTTCTTTTGCAGTTTTCCAGAAATATTCGTCCTCACGACCCATGCCAAGTCGTTCATAACCGTTTTCAACACTGTAATATTCAGTCGAAACCTTAAAATCAGGCATTTTAGGGTTAACAGGAGTCAAACTATTGTCGTAAATGCGAATTCTATTGTTTGGATAGAGCGCATACTGCCCATTATCTAGTTCAATTAGGTTTGATGACTTGTGTTCTGCAGGATTTTCACTTGTTGCATAGTCAACGACATCAGGATCCTGGTGATAATTGTCCAGAGTACACACGT